CCTCGCATGGCATCAGGATTATCACCACCAAACAATCTGATGATAGCGCCGTTATGTTTTAGCCTGACGTACAGATCGCCTTCGTTGATCTCAACAACGCCGGTTCTACGCAATGGCTCCAGCTTCTGTTTCAGTCTGGCCCAAGCAATAGCTTTAGATTGTTTTAGGAATGGTGCGATATATAAAAACAAGGCCAGATCTTTATCTGTCTTCATTGCCTTGTCGATTAATTCCATGATGGCCAGCTCTGTCTTGCCGGCTCTTCGATGTAATGCGTAAACGCTAAATCTCTGTCGTGATTTGTGGCATTCTTTTTGCCATGCCCTGGGATCGTATTCGAGTTTAATCATCAGGCACGCCTGTACTTACAACCAGGTTTATGCCGCCTTGATGATCGAGCCCTACTTTGTCTCCATACTTTTTAGGGTTCCATTTAGATAACAGTTTTAGCCTAGCTTCGATCCTGTTCTTCATCCAGGCAACGTGAGCGCTGTCCAGCCTTGGGTTATCACCGCCAGCCATCAAAGGCATTGTATCGATGATCTCCAGGCATTCTTCTGCAATAGCATCAGCTCCCATGTCTCGCGCGTGCGCGATGCGTGCCAGAAACTCTGGATCTTTATCCAGCCAATGATAGATAGTTCGCCAGGCAGGCTTGCCCTCTTGTCTGCAAAATGCGCGCAAAGTTTTACCATCGGAGATCCAATCCAATAGCTCTTCGACTATTTTCTGATCTGGTTTCTCAGCTGGTCTACCTGTCTTTTTTGATGGTTTTCCAGTTTTCCGGTGTTTGTGCTCTTCGCTCATATCTACAAATCTTTGCTACAGTTCCTCTATCTATATTAAACATAGTGGATAATGTTCCATATCCAATCATATGATCTTCATGCAGATCTCTCATGGCATCAATAATCGCGTCAGGAATGCGTGCGTTTTGGTGGGACATACCTACCCGGTATCCCTTATCGTTCACCGCTATCACAACTCGAGTTACTTTTGCCATCGCTCCTATCATACATAAAAACAAATCGTTTTAGTGATGATATATCAACATTGACTAATCAGCAACAGGAATGTCACCGGTCACACATAAGGCCCACAAGATCTGTTCATCAGAAACATTGTCTGATCTATCTTCTGCAACAGCACTTAGTATTCGTATCGCACGCTCTCGCTCGATGCAAACACCGCCCACTTTGCAGTAACCTTTGCACGGTGGGCAGCGTTCTGGCTTATTACGAACCACGCCTTTTCCTGTGTATTTGCTTGTAAAAGACATCGCTCATAACATCTTTAAGTTTTTGTACTGCGCTTTTTCCGCGCTTGCTTAGTCTTGCGTCTAACGCTTCTCTCCGCTTGGCCAATGGCAATCTTAGCAGTGATCGAGCTTCGCACTCTAGCCGCCATCGTTCGCAGTAGCTGCATACGCTTTCGCCACCAACTAACAAAATTGTCTTTGGCCTCTCGCAGTCTTTGCATTGCATCCATAACCTACCTTCCTTTCTGTTGCTCTTGTGCTATGGAAATTAGGATGCGCTGAATATAGACAGCTGTGTCCATTGCTTCTTCTTGCGCTTCCATTAACCATTCAGCGACAGGTCTTTCTGATTGCATCATGTTGCCGCCAAATTTTTCTATGCCCTTTTTTGCTCGAGCTTTTATTTTGTCTATAACCTGGTCATTGATAGGACAGCCTGATGATTGTTCTTTCAACAATCTTTGCAGCTCTTGTTCTGCTGCTCCAAGCTGAAAATCTATTTCATGTTCTGCCATAGAACGTGCAGCCCAACCTTTAAGAAACATCTCGCGTCCATACTCACTGCCTGCTTCATTAGGATTGTCTGCTGCAAATTCGTTCCATGCTTTATCTGCATGGCTATTTGTCGCACTCATACCAACTCTCCCTGTAAGGTGGGAAACCGCTTCTGAGATCTACCGGTATTCCCATTTCTTTTTGTTGTTCCCAAATCAACCTACCATCACAGTACATCTCACGTTGTTTTAGGAAATCTTCGTAATCCATACGGCCCACTATGCCCATAGCTATAAAGATTACACCCAGTACAGCTGCTGTTATTAATCCTTCTTTCATTTGTTTCTCCTGTAGCTGTCCCAATCAAAACCAATCATCTTCCCACCATCTTCGCGCAGCCGATCAGTGACACGTTCACCTAGATAACCGCCGAGTTCATTGCCAGGAATGTTTGATAGAAGAATTGCTGGTCTTCGTTTTTCGTATCGCTCGTTGAGCACATCAAACAGAATTTGTTTTTCAAACTCTGACCCAAACTGAACACCAACCTCATCGAGTATTAGCAGATCTGGTGATGCGTAAGCATCCACAACCTGGCTTTCTGTTTCACCTTGTGTGTTCCAGCTGTCCTTTACTCTTCTGATAAGACGTTGAACGGTGACAAATACTGGTGACCGATCTTGCTTCATGATGTGAAGCGCAATGCCTATTGCCAAATGGGTTTTGCCTGTACCCGGTTTGCCAACAAAGATTGCACAACGTCCTGTTTCCATAACCTGGTCAAAGTTTTCAGCATATTCTTTTGCAAATGCTAACGCCTTTTCCTGACCTGGTGTTTCTGCTTTGTAGCTTTCCAATGTCCGATCTCTAAATCGTTCTGGTATAGATGCGCCACCTAGCTTTGCACGCCACCGTAACTCCCTTCGTTTACGTTCTTGCTCGATCTTTTTTTCTGCTTCTTGTTCAGCCTCTGCTTGTTTTTGTTCTTCTGTACAAACAGGGCACGCAGTCCAATGAGCACCAAGAATGTTCTTGGATGTATATTCACCATGCGTTTCGCATTGTCGTTGTTCATCTGGTTTACGGTTTCCCAGGATACCGTCTAGTGTTTCTTTCATATTTCTTGCACTCCTTCCCCATAGTTAATTTCATTGAATGATGTTCCTTTCTTTCTAACCCATTCAGCTTTGAACCCTCTCCATCCTCGAGCTTGCATCATAGTCAAACACTCTTCTAAATTTATGCCTGCCTTTTTTGCTTCTGATGTAATGCCCTTGAGAGCTGTTGCTGTTAATGGTGCTTTAACATTCTTTCTGTGTTTCAAGAAATCTTCCCAGATAGAAATAGAAACATCGTCTGGTTTATTTATTTTTGTTTCTTGTTTCTTGTTTACTGTTTCATGTTTCTTGTTTGGTTGAACGACTGTTGGACTACCGTTCGCTCTAGCAGCTGCTGATGCCTTGCCGGCCCTTGATGCAGCGTCTAGTTTGCCTTGGTACTTTTTGATTTCTTCATCAGCTCTTGGATTGATCCAGCCTACGCCTTTGTCCAGCTCAAAGAATTCCTCGAGAACAATCTGCACCTCATCAACGTGATCTCTCATGTTGATCAAACGTGCAACGACTGTTGAGCTCTCGTTCAACGGTTCTTCGTGTAGGTAATAAAGATCTAATAATCTTCGATATGCCAGGTCTTCTAACAAAGACAGATGCCTGGTATGGCTGATGTAATCGCCAATGTTGAAGGGATAGAAGTGCATTACTTACCCCCCGTCTTGTCCTCGATGTGTGAGCCGTTAAGCCTCGAGGCCAGTTCAATTTGTATTGCTTGGCTAGATGCTCGAGAGCTCGAGATCTGACATTGCACACACCCGGCGTTACTGGTGTACCGGACTTTGTTACCGCAGGCTTTGCACGGCTTGCCAGTGTAATGGCGTTCGCCGTGCTTCGCTGCTTTTCGTCTAGGTGACATTTGCGTTCTCCTTTTTTTTGATTTGATTTGCATAGTCTAAACCAAAAACAAAAACTAGGGAAGCAAATTATTTAGAATGGAATATCGTCATCTAAATCTCTTGGATCACCACCAGGTTTACCGGCTGCTTGTTGTCCAGGATCTGGTTGATATCCGTCTTGCTTTGCTTTGTCGTGAGCTGTCGGCTGGTAATTGCCTCGATTGCTCGGATCAAAGCAGTTTACCAAGACTGCTGACGGGTTTGGTTTATCACTAAAATCAGGTAGACCACCCAGGTTTACCCAACGATCCAACAACAAAAACTGCCGGCCATCATCATTTTCCATGATGGAACCAATGTTCTGCCAGTTGGCTTTCTTGTTGCCTTCCTTGTCTACGTATTCCCGAGTTTTAACTGCGAGATCTTTTACTTTATGCGCCATAGATTTTATCCTCTCGTATGCGTATGCGAACAAAACCACCGAGCATTTCGGTGTCCATAGTTGCGATGACAGTAGTAAACCGCTTGTCATCTATGCGGAGCGCATCAGCTAGACCGTCAATGCCGGCCTTCATCCGCGCTGTCAGGTTATCTCGATCATAGTTCCTTTTGTCCGGGGGAACGAATGTCATCTCGAGAACCATTCTTTCTGGCAATGATTGGATGGCATATTTCTTTAGTTGCTCTTTTGCAACACTATGGCATCCATGCCTATAACTTTTCTTATGCCGCGCCAGCTTTGCCCAATGCAGCCTTGCGTTAGGGCTTAACTGGCTGGGTGGCCAACCCAGAACAATCTCAATCATGAAGCTCGTCCGAACACCATTTCATGAGCTGTGATTTCTATGCCCCTTTCCCAAGCAATCTCGAGCAGCCTTCGCTGCACAGACGTAGGCACTGTGCCTTGTCTTTTCCATCTGCATACAGCAGCTGGATCTCGGTCTATTGCCCTGGCTAGTTTTCGCACTCCACCAAATTCTTCGATGGCCAATTCAACGGGTGTTTTATTTATCGTATCCATTTAGTTATGTTGCCATAAATGCAACGCCCCGTAAACCGTTGATCTACAACGGTTTCAGCAGATCTACAATTATCTACAAAATAATGCTTGTGTTGTTGATGGGTGTTGATGTAAGATCTACAGTATCAAATCAAAAAGGAGAAACAAAATGGCAAGACCAAAGAAAAACGCAGTCACCGCAGCAGACGTAGATATGCTTGGTGCATTGTTAGCCCAGATCTCTGACCTGTCTAAGCAGGCAGACGCAATCAAAACCAAACTCAAAGAGAGTGGCATGGATTGCAAAGAGGGCGCTCTGTTCAATGCAGTAGTCGTTCATCAGAACCGTACTACTCTGGACAGCAAGAAGGTACGTTTGATGCTGGGTGAGAAAGCAGCATTGTGTGAGCGTACAAGTGAAACCGTAAGTGTGCGAGTGACTGCCCGTAAAGCAGCCTAACCGCTGGGGGCCATGCGCCCCCTTTTCATTTACATAAATCAACCATGATGGTACATTCATCAACACAGGAGAACGGTATGCAAACGAACATACACAGATGTGAAAACATCAAGATCAGTGAAATCAAATGCCTTGGTGATGGCAGCAACAGCAGTTCATACACCAGGGATATCGAGATTACTTTTGAAGATGGTAAGACATACGAGATTACCCTTTTCTCAAGCAAAAAATATGAGAACGCAGAAGACTGTGCAGAATTGGTGGTGAAATTATGAGCGCCAAAAAACCTACACAGTGCGAGTTGATACTCGAGCATCTAGAGAACGTGGGGCCATTGACGCCCCTCGAGGCTCTTAATCTATTTGGTTGTTTCCGTCTTACGTCCCGTATCTGGGATCTAAAACAAGATGGGCATGACATCCAAACGGCAACGAAACAATTGCCAAACGGTAAATCAGTGGCCGTATATTCACTGATAAAAAAAGCAACACAAGGAGTATTACCATTATGAGTAATCCAAACATTGTAACCATACCGGTTACTGATGAAGACACCTGGCTGCAGAATAGATTGCTAGATGTTACTTCTACCGAGGTGTCGGCGCTGTATGACCTTTCACCATACAAGACTGAATACGAGCTTTACCATGAAAAGAAAAATGGTGAGATCGTTCGGATAGAAGAGAATGAGCGTATGACCTGGGGCAAACGCCTCGAGGCCAGCATTGCAAACGGTGCAGCTGAAACAATGGGCTGGGACATTTCTAAGTTAGATGTCTACATCCGCAATCCAGAAACTAGACTAGGCAGTTCATTTGACTACCAGATCAACAGCTCCAGTGATGGCGCTGGCATTCTCGAGGTCAAGAATGTAGACGGTGCTGTCTATCGTAGAAATTGGAATGATGATGGGGCCGGCAACATTGAAGCGCCAGAGCACATCGAGCTGCAGATCCAACACCAAATGGAAGTGGCTGATGTTTCATGGTGCGCTATCGTTGCGCTTGTTGGTGGCAACACACAGAAAGTTATTTTCCGAAATCGTGATCGTGAGATCGGGAAAGACCTTGTTAAAAAGGTTGGAGCTTTTTGGGCCAAAGTTGATGCTGGTACACCACCGTCAGCCGACTACGAAAAAGATGCAGAGTTTATTATCAAAACTTTGCGGAACCATGCAGAAGCAGGGTTAGTAGCCCAGGCAGATCCCGATCTCGATGAATTGATTAAGGGATACGCCTTCGCTAGTCAAGAAGCATCCAGCATGGCAGCGGTCAAAGATAGCTATAAGGCGCAAATCCTGGAACGTGTTGGCGAGGCCAGCAAGGTGTTAAGTGCTCTTGGCACAATCTCTTGCGGTATGAGCAAACCCAGCCAGGGCACGCTCGTTACACAAGACATGGTAGGTACATATCTGAACCCAAGAAAAGGTTACAGAATGTTTCGTTTCACTAAAAACAAAGGAGACAAATAATGGCTGAGAGCAAATCACTGA